CGGCGACCCATCTGCTGCGATTGGTGTAGCTACCAAGAAGTACGACGACCAGGAGGCAGCGCTTCAGGGATTGAAGTCGAACACCGAGGGTGTCGGCGGTGCTATGCGTGACGCACTGAATGACGCTGTGCTGTTCGGTCAAGGCATGGACGAGGCCGGTAACGAGGCCGAGGGCATGGGCGACCAGGTAGCTAACGCGGGCTTCAAGGTCGGCGACGCTAAGGGCGAGTTCAAGAGCATGGCAGAGGCTATCCGCTCTGTGCTTGACGAGATGTTCTCTTCAACCGATGCGGCTGCTGCTCTCGATTCGTCGTTGCAGCAGGTGTACGAGTCCATGCAGGAGCATGGCACGTCGATGGACCCGAACAGTCCAGACGGCCAGGCGAATATTGCTGCCATCTCTGATTACTTCGAGAAGATGGGCAACGCCGCTGCCGCTGGTATTGAGGAAATGGGCTTGACCGGCGAAGAAGCGTACCAGTACGCGCAGAACTCGATTCAGGACACGATTGATTTCCTTGCTGCCCAGGGTTTCGACATGAGCCAGTTCGAGCAGCAGCGAGACACTATGGCCGCGATTATTGCGCAACCGTACCAGTCTGGCGAGGTTGATCATAGTGCTACGGATGCGTCGCTTGGTCAGATGGTTGATAACGCGGCTCAGGCTGTGTCGCAGGCTCAAGGTTTCCTCGGCAAGGTGCAGGCTATCTGGCAGTCGATTCAGGGCTACATGGGCGCTATCGGTGCCTCGAAGTCGAAAACCGGCAAGGGTTCGTACACTGCGGGTCAAAAGTCCAAAGTTCGTATGCCAACGTTCGCTAACCGCAACAATGGTACGTCGGCGTTTAGTGGCAATAACTTCAAGGCTAAGCCGTCTCGTTCCGGTGGTGGCGGCGGTGGCCGTTCACCTCGTTCCGGTGGAGGTGGTGGTGCGGGCCGTGCAAAGAAGGAAACGAAGACTGCTGCTGAGCTTTTCGAGGACTTCCTTAGCCGTCTGAAGTCTGCGCTTGACAAGGCACTCACTACTTGGTGGCGCTCTACGACTGCTCAGGACAATTACCGTAAGGGCTTGAACAGCCTGAAGAAGGATGTTGAGGGCACGACGAAGAAGGTTTCTGATCTTCGTAAGGAGAATGAGAAACTTGCGTCGGATATGCGTAAGAACCAGCAGGAGTTGCATGACGCTGAGTTCTTCCATGCTGTCGCTGTGAAGTATGGCGACACGGAGCGTGCGCAGTCTACTCAGGTTGATATTGACGAGGCTAAGCAGAAGATCAACGAGGGTCAGACGAAGATTGCGGACAACGACAAGGAGATTGCGACCCTCCAAGCCGGGCAGTTTGCGCTGAAGGGCTACACGGAGGCTGCTATTGCTAACCGTGAGGCTTTGCGGTCGTTGCAGTCTCAGATGATTGGTCTGATTGAGGCGTATGCTGCTGCTGGTCATTCGACACAGGAGATTGAGGCGTACACGCAATCGCTGAAGCAGCAGTTTATTGACCAGGTTACTCAGCTCGGGTTCAACCAGGGTGAAGTTACTGAATTGGCTGGAGCTTTCGACAGCTTGACTTCTACTATCGGTCAGGTTCCTCGTGAGGTGAAGGAGCATGTGACCGATAACGGTACTGTCGGTTCGACACAGGATGCTATTGACTCGCTGCACTCTAATGGTGTGACTGTTCCCGTTCAGCCAAGCCACAGTGAACTTAATGTCAGGATTCGTTACCAGATTGACGAGGCATCCTACGCCGCCGCGCTTAATGCAGCGCGGATGAACCCGCTTGGTAGTCAGAATCGTACTGTTCGCACTAGGTCTGGTAGGAACATTGGCACACTCTACAAGGGTGGTTTGCTGTCGAGTGCTAATTCTCTGCCAGGTTTTGCAGGTGGCGGCTTGCTGCCTGGTCGTCCTCCGGCTAACCCGAAGGCTGACAACCTCATGGCTACGGACGGTAAGGGCATGTTCCGTGTTCGTAGCGGTGAGTACGTGATTAGCCAGCCTGCTGTCGATTTCTACGGCAAGGGCTTCATGAACGCACTGAACACGATGCAGGTTCCTGTGTCGGCGGGTGGTGTTTACGCTATGGGTGGCGGTGACGGTCTTGTTACAATTAACCCAGCACAGTTTAATCAGTTGGTGAAGGCTGTTTCGACTTCGATCATGCTTGATGGTCGCTCGATTAGCCAGAGCATCGACAATGGCAATATGAGGACAGGTAATCGTGGTGTCTACTAGGGGTTGCGCAACCCGTGAGGTTTGTTTCGGTGTGGGGAATGACATTGTTGAGTGGTTCCCCGCACCGGATGAGTCGCCTGTTTCGACTAATGTTCATTCGGGCGACTCGCAGCGCCTTCTGAATGGTCTGGCCTACATGGGTGGTTCTGTGTACGGTGGTAGGCATTATGAGTTGTCATGGTCGTTCTTGAATCGTGAGCAGGCTAATACGTTCCGTGAGCTGTTTATGAACAGGACTGGCGAGTGGGTGACGTATCTGGACCCGTTCTCGATGAAGAATGTTTTGTCGCCTTTGATGGGTTTGCCGTACTTGCATTACCATGTTGGTTCGCCGTTTGCTTTCAATGATTGGGGTAAGCAAGCACTGTTCCCTACGAAAGCTAACAATTCTCAGTCTGGGCATCCGGGTGTCGTGCTGAAGAGTGGTGTCCTTCAGATGAACAACAAGTTCCAGTCTACCGTTGATCGTCTGAATGGGCGGCAGGTGTCTTTGGCTTTGTCGAAGGTTGGAAGTTACACTGAGCGTGTTCTTGTGCCTGAAGGCCATAAAGGCGTGTTTTTGTCGTCTGGGCCGGAAGATGGTAAGAGTCCGTTTGCGTTTAATTTCCGTAAATTGACTGGTGTCTCTGACACCTTCACTATCAATAAGAATACGGTGCGCGCACTTGATCCCGGTTTGTGGGAGGTGTCGATTCTTCCGAGGTTTGAAGGTGGACTCGATTGGACTATGCTTCAGATCGTGCCCGAGGATACACACATCGACACAGCCGTTAACCTGTATGAGTTCGCGTACCCTTCGGGTGGCGGCAACCTTCAGGTTGTTCCTGGCTCGGCTAGTGTTGTGACTGTCAACAACTATCGCGGTCATTACACGGCTTCTGTGACGTTGGAAGAGGTTTACTCATGGTGATGCAGGCTATTGGCTTTACTAATAACAAGCTGACTGGCTGGTCTGTCGTTGAGGATGCTGTTTCTCTTGATCGCGATTCGACAACGGGTGGCTTTTCTGAGTATTCTCTTGAGGGTGCCGGATATGTTGAGGCTGCTGATGTGATGACAAAGGAGATTCGTCTCGACAGTCCTGTCTTTGGTCGTACTCACGCATTTGTCCGGTCAATTACGAACACCCCATGGTCGTGGTCGGCTACGCTGAACGACCCTTTCTATCGTCTTGATGTGTCTGCTGAGGTTAAGCACCTTCAGGACGTGACGATGGACAAAGTTATCGCGCAGGTGTTCAAGGCTGCGGGTGTCGAGTCCCCAAAGGTGTATGTTGCTAAGCCGACTGCTAACGAGCGTAACCCATTTATTGCACCTAAGACCACTATTGCGACTAAAACGTACGATTTTGTTGGTGGTAAGGGTAATTTGTGGACTATCCTCAAGAGCTTCTTGTCCGCTAACAATTATCAGATTACGTGGGTTTATGACACGATTGTGCTGTTTGAGAACCACACTGTTCTTACGAGGTTCCAAGGCTCTACTGTAGACTATTCGATTCAGTGGGTCATTGGAGAGCCTTTCTCGCATATTGAGTGTACTTACTACCCTCCTGTCATTGACCCAGCTTCTTCTGATTATCGCTCAGGCAATCTTGCTGGTACCCGCCCTCGTATTGAAGGTGAAGATCGTATCAGTCTGCTTTACCCACAACCGTCTAACAACAAGACACCTATTGAGTCTATTAAGGCTGCTGAGGTTTTGTCGGTAGAGTCTGGCGAGACTAAAGAGTTTGTGCTTGAGATTCAAGGGACGATTGATTACCTGTATTCTCAACCTGAGTGCGTGATGCCTAACGAGGTTGGCACTGACTTCAATATTAGGTCCAGGGCTAATGGTCAAATCTACTTTGCCCGCTCTGTGTATTCGGTTGTTGGTAAGGACAACAAGCCGATTACACCTGCCCAGTGGTATGCCGAGGGTGGTTCGCTTCACATCGAAAAGGGAGACGAGGCAAACCAGATCAAGGTGACTGTAACAGGTATGGCTAATGAGCGTCTTGCGCCGTATCGTATTGCTGAGTCGGACGGTCAGACCGACTATTGCACACTTCGTATTTACGGGCACGCTTACCTGTGTGACCAGGAGACGTTCACGTTCTACACTGGCTACCCATACAAGACGGATGCTGTGAAGATCGACAGCATGAACCTAACGACTAAGACCCAGGCGTATGAGGCTTGTGTGTATAAGGCCCAGAGCGCGTTTGGCTACTCTGCTGAGATGGATTGGACTGGCACTGTTCCGATGCACGAGTCATACACGGATGTTGTATATGACTTCGAGCGTGAGCCTGTGTACCTGTCTGATGTCGATGCTTTTACGGGCGCACCGTTGCCTGAGAAGGCTGCTGAGAAGTGGCCGAGAGGTACGACCATGAAGAAGATCATGGACGACTTGTTGGAGTTCACGAAGAACAAGCCTGTGGTGTCGAATCAGCAGGTGTTTGGGCGCATTGCTGGGACGACAGCGGTGTATGACCGCTTTACGTGGCATATCAAGTCAGCCTCGTATGATGAGTCGAGTGTGAAAGCCTCTTGTGAGGCGCTTACTCAGGTGTCGGATGTTGCTACAATATTCGATAGGCCACGAGTTGCGGATTATCCTCTTGAGGCTGGTATTACGCTTCGAGAGTTGACGTTGAAAGGAGTGACGCATAATGAAGCACAATCTGCCGACCCCATCCCAGGCATGGGGAAGTGACATTGACAGGCGCGTAGCATATCTTGAGAATGACATGACCTTGATGAAGAGCAAGGTCAGTAATTCTTATGATGCTGTTAGTGCCTTGACTTCGACACGTGCTGCTAATGGTGTTGCTCAGCCGTTCTACCATGAGTTGTTCATTGAACAGCCAGGTGCGAGGCCCGGTATTGGTGCGTATGAGGACTTGTGGACACTGCCCCTTGACTGGGGTTATTCTGGTTCGTTCATGCAGTTGTCAATTACAGGTTATCTCTACTTGCCAACGAAGCAGATTGACCTTTCTAACTACACGCACCCCCAGGCTGTCGTTGGTGTGCGCGATAACCAGATGCGTGAGCGAAAACTTGTTAGCCACGCTAACTCGATTTTCGAGCGTCAGAATAATTCAACTCGCTACGCATTGTCTTGTTCGTTGTCGTTTACGATGGTTGTTGATTTCGATAACTTCCAGTATGGCTATGCGTTTATTGGGTTTCAGGGGTTGCTTGGACAGCCTGGTTACATTGACAATTACAATGGGCGGGCACACTTGTCTGTCCAACTCTCGGGAGTGAGGTACTAACATGGGTACGATTAACGATCAGGGCATCTGGAATTACAGCGACAGCGATATTGTGCAGTCGTGGCCGGTGTTTATGAATCTCGGTTTCAACTCCGTATCGGATGTTGTGAAGGGTCTGCAAAAGGGCCGTGTCATTATTGCTAATAACGCGAGCGATTATGACACTAAGCTGGCCGCTATTCGTAAGGCTAGTGCTGGACAGTTCGATGTGTTGATTTACCGTAAGGACACTGGTGAGTTCCTTGTCAACACGAATGGACAGCTGACTAAGGTCAGCGGTGGCGACATCGAAGTCGATTACGTTAACGACAACCGCGCCTTTGGTGCGTGGTACCGCTATGGTGTGAATGGCGCTAATGCGCAGATTAGCCAGAACATTATGCTGCCAAAGAAGGGTGTTTGGCTAATCACGCCACATATCACGATTTCTAATGACTCTACAGCCGGTGCGGTCAACGCGAACATCGACCTCTTCTGCTCTGTCGCAGGTGCCCCGCACAAGAACGTCGGTGCTATGAATACGTACAACCAGCCAAGTTGTTTCATATTCACAGGTAGCCCTATCCCGTACTATGCCAACACACCTAATAAGAGCGTTGCGGTTGCGGTCAAGATCGCTTGTTCGACAGGCGCTAACGTCGGTTGGGGTGGCCTGACAGTCGGTGCTGCGAAGATCGGTTGATGTGCTATACTAGTCCACGACAGTTATTCACCTCCGTGTGAGTGTTGTTGGGTGTGAGGCACAGAAAACCCCTCTGCTAGTTCTCCTTTCCTAGCAGAGGGGTTTTCGCTATCTAGGCCACCCGTTGTCGAGTGTCCACTTGTGCTTCAGCTCATGAACCAGATAGTACACGAGGTGCCGGAACGCATCTCTCACATCGTTCGCGTCCTTGTAGCCGACGTCCTTGCCTGTGAGCCACCATCCTAGGTTCTTGAGTGTCGCATCCTTGACTAATCCCTTGGCTTGAGCGGGTGTCTGATAGTGGATGTCATCGACAAACCAGTCTAGGATTGCGTTGACCTTCACTGGGGTGAGGTCTGCTGTGAACTTGTTGGAAGGTCGCAGGTCGAACTGTTCAGCTACGACAGTGGCCTGTGGGTACTCGTCAAGGTAGTGCTTGATGAGTTCTGCTGTCTCGGTATGTGCCGCACAGATGAACTGGTCGAAGTGTAGAATCTCCACTTCTTCTTCAACACGTGCCACAACGAGGCCGGTGTTCACACCGGGGTCAATTGCTATTACTGTCGTCGTCATTATCTTCCTCCATCCAGTTTTCGGTGATGACCGCATATCCAGTACCCGTGAGCCTGTTTCGGCCTGTCGGTGAGAGGCCACCAAAAATACCAGAGCGGAACTTTTTGCCGTCGATTGGTGTTTCTTCGGCTATCAGACAGTCTTGAAGGCATTGTTCCTTGACAGGGCACTCATTACAAAAAGCCCTCACAACTGTTTCATAGAGTGTCGGGTCGTAGAACCATTCGGTTGGTGCTCCACTACAGGGTGCCTGCTTGTAGTCTGTCACACTTCCTCCCAGTTGTTGCCGACTTCTGCTTCAGCAGCAAATGGCACGCGATCAAAGACTAGTGTCGCTGCCTTAGCCATTTCGCGCTCCATCATCTTCGAGCACTCTTCGATGGTTTCTTCTGGGCACTCGACGTAGGTTGCGTCGTGAACGAGGCCAATTAGCTTTGCCCCGTATTGACCAACTTGTTCGTTGATCTTGATTGCTGCGTTGAGGCAGATGTCGTTAGCAGTTGACTGCGGAACAAAGGCGAGTGCTTCGTTCTGTGTCGAACTGTAGTTACTGTCCGATACGAACAGTGGGTTGAAGGTGAGGCCGAACTTGGTTTTACGTTCATTATCCTCTTCCTTGCGTCCGACACTGTGTCGTACTCGTGTCTGCCAGTCTCGAAGTCCTGGGTAGGCACCAAGGTATTGATCGACAACGTGCTGCGCAGTTTCAATTGGTTGCTCAAGGGCTGTCGCAATAGCGGCAACACCACGGCCATAGTTGAGGCCATACACCACACTCTTGACCAGTGCGCGCCGGTTCTTAGCAGTCTTTGGCTGTTCGTGCTTGAACGCCTCATACGCTTCAATCGTCGGGAACTCTTCAGGCCAGATTTTCGTCATCAGGTCATCGAAGAAGTCAGGCGCACCCGGCTGGAAGGCAGCAATCATGGCCTCGTCGTCGGCAAGCTCAGCTACAGTGCGCAACTCAGCCTGAGAGTAGTCACAGGAGATGATCTTGCAACCTGGTTCAGCGACAAGAGCGCGCTTAATGCCACTGTCGCGCCCCATCGTCTGAATCGCCGGACCCTTGGCAGACAGACGGCCAGTCTTCGCACCGTGAGGAAGGTAGTAGGGATGGATACGTCCGTCCTCACCAACCTTACGGCGCACGTTGGCAATGAAGCTGCCAATCACCTTAGCTGCGTAGCGGTAGGCAAGCAGAGCGTCGATGAACTCAGTCTCCTTGCCTTCGCGTCGCAGCTTCTTCAGGTGGTCTGAGTCGAAAGACGGGGACGACACACCCTTAGACTTGAAGTAGTCCTTGATCTGCTTAGGAGACTGTGGGTTGAAGTCCTCACCCGCGTACTTTTTCAAGACAGTAAGGTTCTCGTCACACTGACGCTTATACTTCTCTTCCAGCTCATCGAGAGCATCGAGCGACACAGCAACGCCATTCATCTGCACATCGTTCAAAACCTTCGTGACCCGCATACGGTAGCGGTAGTAGTCGTACTTTCCACTGTTCTTGAGCATCGGAAGGAAGTATTCGTACAGCTTGAAGGTCCAAACTGTGTCGCAAAGGTTGTACTCATAGAGCTTTTCCCTGGGGATGTTCTCGAAGTACGCCCCACCCTTCAGGTACGACTTCGCATCAGAGTCCCAGTCCTCAGCACGTAACCAGCGACGGGCAAGCGGCTTCAAGCCATGCTCACCGGCCAGGTTGTCGAGCACGAAGTGCATGAGCAGTGTGTCCTCATGATGGTACACGCGGATACCCAGGCGCTTCGACAGGTAGGGCATGTCGAACGTTCCGTTGTGACAGATGACAGTACAGGTGTCGCACAGACGCTTGATGAGGTCTGCTGCCTTGTCGGTCTCGGCGAGCTCTTCAGGGATGACAACACCGAACTTACCGTTCCACAGTGCAATCGACAGGATGCGGCCAGAAGCAAAAGTGTCTTCGTCAATGTCACCTGCGGACTCGATGTCGAGTGCAATCAGTGTGCCAGGCTTGAACGTGATGTCCTCGCCCTCCCAGATCACCCAGTCCTTACCTTGCTTCAAGCCAAGTTCTTCTGCGCCGAGGTAGGCGTACTGCAATGCTTGAGCGAGGAACAGACCAGCCTGTGGGTTAGTGACGATCTGCTTAGGTGAGAGTGTCTTGTACGCCTTGCCCTTGTAACCCTTGACTGTGCCGAGAGTGATCTTAATATCCACATCGTTCACATCGTCAGTGATTTCGACGCGCATTTCTGTCGAAAGGCCAGACACCACGAGCGCCCGCCTAAGAAGAACCTGTACAAGAACAGGCAGCTTGTCCACATCTTCAGTCAGAATCTTCATACCTGCCCTCCCGTATACTTAATGAATCGTTCGTTATTTGTCTTGCCCTTCACGACTTCTTGGATTACTCCGCGTGCCTGGGCATACGTAATGATTTCCTTCAGTTCACGCATACCACTGATTTCAGACTGGAACTTCAACATGAGTTTCGGAATCGAAACCATGCCATTGTCAGTGCGCGCAACGAAGTTAATGAGCTTGTCCACCTTGTTACTGAAGTTAGAGTTTTTCACGTGGTGAATGAACACCTCGTTGCTCGACAGCCAGATTGACGCGAGAGAGATAGCCTTCAGCATTTCGCGCATCGTCACAACGACAGTGCCCTTTGTTGTCGGCCCGTTATACATGGCAAGCAGAGCAGCGATACGCAACACCGAGAACGTCATACGCTCAGTGCCGGGGAACAGCTCACGGCTGTTCAGCATGTGCCGCTCGGCAAGAACCTTGGCCTCTTCCGAGAACTCAATCCACCGCTCGAACACGCCAGGCTCGAACTCGATAGGGATACGGACTTCCTCGTTCTCCATGCGCTGCGCACGACGAGCGTTGAACGTAGTGTCGAACTTGGTCACAGACTTAATGAGGTTCGACAACATGAAGTCGCGCTGCTTGTCCTCAATACGGCCTGTCGATGCACTCACGGTCACGAGCTTCACGTCCTGGGAGGACGTGATGTACTTGTCGCGGTCGTCAATGACGACAAGGCAGCGGGGCGTGAAGCCGGACTCCACCTTCTCGGTCGTCAGGTGCTTCGCGGCCTGGTCCAAAATGCCTGTCCCGTAGAAGGTCATGTAGTACGGGGTGGCGGTCTGGTAGGCGACCTTGCCGCCCTTGTCTTTACGTGCGACAGCCGGAATGTAGCCGTCGTATGACTTGGTGAGGAACGGCATCATTGATGCCATGTAGCTCCCCTTCTGCGCTGCGTGTGCGAAGAAGTCTTGAACCTCATCAATAGCGAACAGACCACTCTCTTTCGGCTTGGTGCGCAGATATGCAGACAGTGCTTCACCTGTCGAGTCTTCAGGTGCAATGAAAGCGTCAGGCCCCTTGCCGATACCGACAGCCACGTCTCGCATCATGGACTCTGCGAGGCGCAGAGACGTTGACTTTCGTGACTGTGTTGTACGGCCCAGAACCAGGAAGTACAGGTTCAAAGGCATTTTCTGCACGTTCGTTGGGAGGAAGGCGTACTTGGCAAACATCGAAGAAAGAATGGCAAGAGCGCCCGCGTAGTGGAACTGCTTGGGTGCCATTGCTGACTTGGTTGATGCCCATGCTGCGAACTGATCGACAAAGAGGCCCATCGGTTCTTCTTCGCCCACGTGCAAGAAGTCCACGTCTTGAAGGGTGAGTTCGCGTGCTTCGCTCAGGAGGTACGAGGCACCGATACGGGTAGATGCTTCAAGGTCATTTTCTGTCGGCCCGCTGTGTTCTGCCTTCCAGCGCGCGTAGTCACGGTTGATCTGTTTCCACAGGTAGCCGTCGCCGCGTCCGTCTGCCTCAAACTTGTTGAACTCGGTGGCACGCACAACGGCAAATGCTTCAACAATTGAACAACCTTCTTCCCAGAGGGCACACTGAAGGTGATACATCTTCGCGCTGCGGTCCTCGTCGTCGTTGAAGGTGTCGTCCGTAGCCAGGTCGGTGATGTAGCTACGGTTCACCATGCCCAACACCTCAAACATCGACGGGATGTCGGTGGGGAAGTCTTCTTCCTCAATGCCCATACGTTCAACAGGCGCGTACTCGGCGGCGAACTCCGCTGCGGTGATAGCCTCATCGTTAATGATGAGAGTGATCTCCCAGGGATTCACCTTCTTGAGGTTGTGCGTGAAGGGGACACGGAGCTTCTTCGACAGGGGCCAGCCTCGGTCCATGCCGTCGTTCTTGTGAGCTTCGTAGAGTCCCCGAGAAAGGGCTTCGAGCATGTCGTTGGACAGGTCGCCTGCGTCTTCGAGTAGCCAGTATCCCTGCCAGTGCTTCTCGCTGGTCTGAACAGTGATTGTAGGCTGGATGCGGAGCTTGTCGGTAGGGCAGTCATCACCGTCTGCCCAGACGCACGCTGCCTTGGTCACGTTGTCTTTGGCTGCGTGCCTCGTGTTCGACAGGGCCGGAGGTTTTGTGTAAAGGAATGGAGAGTAGTACACGTCCAGATCAGCGTTAGCCTCGGCGTATGCCACCATTTTGTCGAGTTGCGTGGGCAGCTCGAACCAGCGGAAGTTGGTGAGACCGCCCATAGGCCCCTTGAGGATGATTGGTGTCCAGCCTTCTCCCGCTGGGAGGACTGCTTGGAAGAACTCTTTGAGGTCCATTGCTCTCCTTTCTGCTTGTATATAGTACGGCGGGCCGTACCCTGGTGTCAAGATACAGCCCGCCTGTGAAGATCAGAGTTCGATCTTGGATGCCTTAGACTTCTTCTTAGCCTTGGTCTCGTCCCACTCAACCTTCTTGACATCGTTGCTCTTGCGCATCTCACCGCCCGACTCGTACTCACGGATATCGAGGGTAACAGTAGCGGTCTTGCCAATAAGGTCAAGTGCGACCTTATTGAAATACGCCTCATCACGGGCAGCGACATCATCCGGCCAGGTGTTGCCGGATGCCTCGCAGAACTTGGGCAGGTCCCAGTGAAGGCCGTTATTGGTGACAATGGTGTACCACTGTCGAACTCGTCGTGCCGCGTGGTCGCCCTCGTTGACAACGTAGTCGATGGTAAACATCGGCTTGTCCTTCTTGTTAGCACCGAAGGTGCAGTCATCGACAGTCACCTTGTACTGACCCTTGGGCAGCGGCTCAAAGGACATCGGGGCGGCAACTTCCATAGACATAAGTTCAGCGAGGTTCATGATCAGTTCTCCTTCTTGTTGGTGTTGTATTCTTCGATGGTTTCAGGTAGCCACCCGAGGGCGGCAGTTCGCTTGTAAGTAACGATTGCATCAGGTTGTGGGAACTTCCCGGTGTTGATGCGGTACAGGATGGTCGTTCGACCAACCCCAGTGCGCTCAGACGCATCGTTGATAGAGAGATACCTAGTCGTCATTTTCAGTCGTGTCCTTTCCGTTCTCGAAGTGTTCATGCACCCAGCCCATGATCTTGTCGAACGACGGGTTGCCAACCATTGCGGGCATGTTGTCGAATCGGGTTTTGGTGAGGATACTTGAAGCAGACTTGACGTTCAGGACGGTGATGAGGTTTTCTTCCCCGTCTTCTCCCACGTCCTCCCACGTCATACGACCGATGATGTCAAAGATGCTCGGCAACTTCTTGAAACTCTGCTTGCCCTCAAATGCTGGTCCGATAAGCGACAGGCGCTCAGTCTCGGTGATCTCCCGGCTCTCATGGGTGATGCAGATAATATTCAGTCCCAGGTCGAACGCGATCTGATTCACCAGGTCCAACACCTTATCGTAGGTTGCCGCCCACATGGCAAAGCTGTCATTGGGCTTTGTGGCAGCGAAGTGGAGCTTGATAAGTTCCTGAAGTCGGTCAATGGTGTCGATGACGACAGTGTTGAACGGTCGGTCCTTGGCATTGCTGATCTTGACGAGCAGGTCTGCAAACTCCTTGTAGGAGGCAGGCTGCACGATCAGCAGGTTGTCGAGGTCACCATACTTGGCAGCGGGCGCAGTACCACGCTCCAAGTCAATGTAGAGGACAGGTCCCAGCTCTTCGACAGTGGATGCGGTCGAGGCGAGGGAGGTCTTGCCGGTGCCGGAGGGTCCGTACAGAAGTACCTTCAGCTTCGGGGTGTTGATTCGGGGGTCAGACACTTCGACGTTGATGTTCTTGAGGAACGAGTCGAACTTTCCCATGTTTCTCCTTTCTTTTAGCGCTTGAAAGCGCAGTAGTAACAGCCGGGGTGGCTGTCGAGTTCTCCCAGGTTGTCCTGGTTTTCATTGGCCCACTTGAAAATCTCGTTGGCGCGTTCCAGAACAGCCAGGGCGGCTTCTCGGTTGTACTTGAAGCACAACTCGTGAGTTGCCGTTGTGACAGATTCTATCGTAGCATCCCTGGGAAACAAAATCAGGGAAGTGTGATTCACCTCATACCCAGCGTTCTCCATACCCAGACCGTACAACATCATTTGATAGTAATACTTCTTGAGTTGGCCTTCGGTCATCGAGTCCGAGTAGAACTCAGGGTTACGTTCCTCATCGAAGAACGTTGCAGACGAAAACGCCTTGATCTTCTTCTTCGACAAGACCTTGTAATCAACAACGTGTCCAGTAGACACGTCAAACCCATCAGCAGTGCCACGAATCTCCCCGTATCCTTCAATCTCACCGACAGTGACCCTTGTTTCCTTCAGGTAATCTTCCAGCCCCAGTGTCGTCTCAAGGTACAAGTGGAACGCGGTTCCAATCATTGGGGCCAGAGGGTACGTCCTTTCCTCCACATGTACACCCAGCAGCTTTTCTGCCAAGCAGCGCTCACACAGGTCTCCCAGCTCAGACGGACCAACCTTACGCTGCCTATCGCGCTCAGAGGGCTTCGTCAACTCCCGTACAATACGGTCGTAGATTTCACTCACGCTCTAACCATCTCCTATACTCGGCTTCTTTCAGTACGTACATATTCCACGCAAAATTATGCAAGTCATCTAGTGGAGACTCAATGAGAACCAGAAAGTCTCCCGGTGTGAGAACCTTGCGCAATGCTCTGGTACCAATGCCCGGCATTGTCGTCGTACGACACATGATCTCGTTTTCCTTGACATACCACCCCGTCTTCTCAATCTTGTTCAGCTCAATAGCCGTGAACATACAATCTGGGGGTACCTGCAAAACTAGCTTATTCTTCGCCACGATGAACACCCTTCGACAATCCCTCCAAAAGTGCTGTTGCCTCGCTCGAATTGTTGTAGTCCCCGAGGTACACAACCTCCACGATCTCAGGACAGGACGAGATGAGGTGCGCGCACCCCTGGCAGGGATAGTGAGTCACGTAGAGTGTGTACTCGCTCCCGTGTTCTGTCATCTTACGGATAGCATTACGTTCCGCGTGAACAGTGTTCACACAGTGGTTGTCCACAATCCGGTGCCCGCCCGTGTCGCATGGCTCAAGGCCGTGCGGTGTCTCGTTGAACGCACGCGACACAACCTGTCCCGTCGCGCGGTCAACGATCACGCACCCCACATGGGCACGGTCGCACCGGGACTTCGCCGCTTCATCCCTAGCGGCCCGAATGTACTCTCTCACTTGGAAAGAATCTCCCGCTGTTCATCGGTCAGGTTGTTTGCCCACAGGAGCACCTTACGGGAGAAGTCCGACAGCCCGCCGTTGTCGTTCAGCAGACCGGGGATAGCCTTCTTACGGTAGTCACTGAAGGCGAAACGGTCCCCATCCACGTACCGCAGCAGACGACACAGCACCGAGTTGCGGGACACCACGTAGTTGCCGTCTGCGTCCTCAATAAGGCTCAGGAGCACGGTACCGTTCAGACGGTCAGTGTAGTAGTGGTGCTCACCAATCGAGAGATCATCCCGATCAAAACCGCACTCGCCCGCAGCGGGGTCGGTCCACATGATCGACAGGTCCAGAGGGCGCGCCGCCTTGATGTCGATCTGTGCCGAGGTCATCTCCCGCGCATTGCACTTCAGATCGTTAACGGAAGGCACGACAAACACCCGGTTGTCGAACGGGTCAACGACAACCATCTCATCCTTTGCGGACCACCACTGAGCACACACTGCGCCCCGGTCGTTGATGAGTGCAAGCCGTCCGTTAGGCAGCGTCCCGGTACCCAGGACTACACCGCTAGGTGTAGTGACCAGACCGTCTTTAATGTCAAGGTACTGTCGCTTGACGTATCGGGTGGGAAGGTTCTCCCACCCAAAGCCCAACGGGGGTGCATAAATGTCTCGAATGGTCACTCCCATGTTTCTCCCTTTTCGTAGTAGTGGAACTCAACGATAGGAACATACTGTCGAGTTGGATAGTTAAGCCTGTCAGTCACATAGTAGCCCACGAAGTCAAAACCAATCATCACGGTACGCGACGTGAATAAACGCTCTTCGCCCGTGCTTGGGTACCACAGGTGAATCTCCTGTTCGTCGGTAAACGACACACCATTGGTGGTGCTTTCCTTTTCCGTACGCTCGTTCAGTGACACGTAAGTCTCCCATTTAGGGTTAAGCACGTGAATACACACAGTGCTCCCATCCGTGAAGCGGATATAGGCATCCTTGTCTTCAAGCCAGTGTTCTTCTACTGACTTCTTCAGGAGGTTGGCAACCGTCTTGTGGTTGAGCTGGATAATCTGCATGGCTCAGAACCACTTACTTGCCTTGTGGACCATGACAGCTACAACAATAAGTGCAATGACTGCCACAATAACCATTAGGGCAACGTATCCCACGAAAGCCCAGACAACCCACATGAACGCAGCGGGGAACCAGATACCTGTTACGGCGAACAGGATACAGAAAATAAAGTAGACGGTCGAAGAAACATCAAAGTTACGGTTGTTGTCAGACATGGTATGTCTCCCTTCAGTTGGTTTGTTGTTTGTTTTCAGATAAGGCCGGATGCCTTGAGCCTGTCGAAACGTTCCTGCAAGCGTCCCAGCACACGATCATCCACCGTGTTAGTCGCCTGAATGAGGAACCTGTTGACAGCCGTAGACTGCCCCTGTCGGTTGAGCCTGCCTGTTGCCTGTTCGTTAATCACAAGGCTGTTAGACTGACTCAGCCAAATCTCAGTATGACAGACGCGCTGAAGTCCGTCAACTCCCTCGCTCATGGCCTCGTGCTGTGCGACAATGACACGCACGTCCCCGTTAATCATTGCGTGGAAGTCCCCGCGAGACTTACCAGATACTTCAATGGCCTTGATCCCAGCTTTCTTCAGACGGTATAGTGCCGCCTTAATGAACTTCTGGCTATGCACCCACACGACGACAGACTCATCTTCAGGCAGGTCCGCAATAATATCCATCATTGCGTCCAGCTTGGAAGACTTACAATCTTCCTTGTAATCAACAGCCCCGTCCTCGTTGAACGAGGGGACTCCCAGGGTCATCTGTCGCAGACGCAGGTCAAGCTCCATAGGGATAGACAGGGCAAGCGGGTATTCTCCCAGGAACGTGAGTGCCTTCTGTTCCAGATCGTCGTACGCCTTGCGTTGCGCGCGGGACAGTTCGACTTCCACACGGTGAATGATCACGCCGGGCAGCTCAGGGTTAGCCTCGGCCTGTGATACTTCATGATAGGACGGTGCGCCGCGACGGACCATGCCGGGGGAACGTTCTCCCGAAAAGTCTTTGCCGTATGCGCTCCAAGGGTTGACTTCCACCTTGAAGAACTTTTCGCAAAAGTCCCAGTAACCACCATAGTGGTTAGGCCATAGGAACTTGAGCGCCGCCCAAATGTTGCAGGGCTTATTCCCAGCGGGCGTTGCCGACAGTGCGAGACGGTAGCGCGCCTTAATGTGTCGTGCAACGTCAAAGTTGAGCGACGAGTGGTTGCACGCGCGGTGCCATTCATCGGCAATAACCATCCCAAAGTCTACCCCGTAGAACGGCTTAGCCATACTCTTGAAGACGTACTTTTTCGCGCGCCCGTCCCAGCGCTTTTCCTTATTACGTGACCGCATAAGCTCCCACGTAATAAAGTACACGCCGGGCGTATTGTTTTCCAGATCGTCCCACACTGCAAGGGCAGTCTTAGTTTTCTTACCAGACAGCGTGCGCATGTCAATGCCCGCAAGCGTCTTCCAGTGCGAGCGCCAACCGGACTCAGTACGGACGGGGGCGACAATGAGAATAATCTGCTCCCCAATGGTGCTGCCAAAAGCATTGAGGGCGTTCCACACGCTCATTGCCGTCTTTCCCGTTCCCAGGCCCGCACCAACCAGGCCCGTGTACGGCGTTTTACTGTTTGCCAGTCCTTCCAGTACACGTTCCTGGTAGTGGCGTGGTGAGAAAGTCATTCAGTCAAGCTCCCTCGCAATAACAGTGGCGTAGAACACGCCGTCCCGGACAATGCCTTCCGCGTATTCCATTTCGTACAGACTGTCCCGGTCAAACGTTGCGACAATATCCGTAGGCAGTTCGACAGCCGTGTCAGGACACACAACAAACATCTCTTCAGCTTGAATCCACATAAACGTACCGTTCTGTGGGTGCTTGTCGTAGTCAACAAAACCAAACTCTTTGACCTTGTCAGTCAGCCATTCCCAGAACATCTCGCTATTGTCCCAGTAGTCCCACGCATTGTAGTAGTCCGTCTCGCTATCCTTGGAGCGCGGGTAGTCCCCAATCTCACGCGCGCAGAACAGTTCATCGAACGTGTCGCGTTCACATTCACGCCAACAAAAAACGCCATCCAATACGTAGTGTGCAAACATTTTTAGTACCTCATTCCGTTTTTGTTTTCGATATAAATTGACATGCCATTAGGCAACTCTACTTCAGCGCCTACACCTAGGTTTTTGTGGATAATTTCGGCGGCTCGTATCTGTCGTACCGCTTCAAGCCACATGGCGCTATATTCTTGCAGTTCCTGTTCCTCAAGGGAACGGGCGATATTTTCAACTTGTTCGACAGTGACAATATCACCCGTCCCGTAGTTCTCCCAATTCATCGGAAAGTCGCGTACACGTCCGACACAGTAGTAGCGGGCGACAGATCAATTGGAAGATCAAGCGCCGCGAGCTTGCGCGTGTTCAACTTAGGCTTGTCGTACACACTCTCACGCACGGCCTTAGGCAGTTTCTTAAACGCGGGCAGTGCTTCAACAGCGGCGGCGTTAATAGTCCGTCGCACGGCAAACGTGACCTTAGTGTCGCCTACCTGAATCTTGTCGCCCGCGTTAAACTGTGCGCACAGCTCAGCCTTGAGTGCGTCTCGTGCCTCTGTTAGGGCGCTAATCTCTGCGTTGAGCTTGGTAATCTTATTGACGAGGTTTTCAGTATTCATTGTTGTTCTCACTTTCGTTGTTGTTGTCAGTTGTAATCGTCTTGCCCGTGCACTAAGCCGTAATCCATACCAACCTCCCACGCGGGGATAACAAATGGTAGCGGCTTAGGTGCTATGGGTAGGGACATTAAATCTTCCAGGTTAATCGTCATGCCTGTTGTCTTCCTGTTCGCGCTTGTAACAGTAGAAACCTACCGGGACAAGCATTGCCAAGAATAGGAATATATAGTAGATACTACCAGCGCCATTCACCATGTTAGTTTCTCGCTTTCGCTTGGTTGGTTTGTCTTCCGATAATTAAAGATTAGCAGGTTGGCAGTCACTCTGCAATGTGAACTACGTTACACGTCTGTTCGTCTTGATCCCAGATGAACATATGTGCGTATCCGTGCAAGTAGCGCAGTTCATCTAGCGTATCGCCCTCGCTATCGGACTCCCAGTACCAATAGATACTGTTGTCAGCGGTGTTAGTGCGACAACGCCACACGTAGCCTTCAATGTTCACATACACGCCGCTAGGCTCATTCTCAGAGAACAAGCCAAGTAGTCCCACAAACTCATACCCGCGTTCAATAAACCACGGGTTAATCAGCGACAGGTCCCATCCTGTTTCAGGGTTCACGTAACCTGCCACATGTTCTTGCATAGATTCTAGCGGATAGTAACGGTCACTAATAACGCTCAGCAATTCTTCCCACATTTTGCTACGCACTTTCTGTAAAGTAGATTACGTCTTCCAAGTAATTGACCGCGTTGTCAATTACGTAACATTCCCATTCATCATGGTTATCAGGGTTTCCACCATCTTCCAGGTAGTTCTCCCACAATGCGTCTTCAATGTCACAATTGTAGAACGTACGGCCCTTGTAGTGCAAGATAGGGTCACTTTGGGAACCCCGCCACTTAAAGCCGATACCGGGGATACCGTACCAATTGGGCAATTCATTGTATGACATAGTTCTACCTTTCGGTGTCATTGTCGCTAACCACCGTGATTAGCATCGTTCCCTAGGCAAGAATCGAACTTGCATTTACCTACCATTAGGCTAGGGATACCCTTGTTAGGGTTAGGCTTCAATCTCTGACATGACTACCGCATCAGACAGCCCATCGAGGGCAGTCACTACCGCGTCAATTGCGGCGAGAACGCTAGGGTTGTCCCCGTAATCGGCTCCCATCTTTCGGAAAGTAATTTTAGCGGCGGTAGCGGCCTTGATAACAGTCATGGTATCCTTGTTGATTCGCATTGCTGTGTCTCTCTTTCTGTTGTTGGTTGGTAGGCGTTTGCCTATGTTTCTAGTGTAGGTTGTTGTCAGTCAGTTGTCAAGTTGTCAGAGTGTGTCATGCAACACAGGGACTAGCGTTGTGTCTGAAACGTCTAGCATAGGTTTTGCGCGCATACTCTCGAAAGTCTCCCAGTCAGGGCGATATGTACCACGCCACATGCTGATTATCTTCCTAATGACTCGCTTTTCGTGTGGCGTGAGTGTCACGTCCTTGTAAACGTACACAATGCCGCTAGGGTTGAACTTAAAGATAATCTCGGTTGTATCCTCCCGCGCTACCCAATAGCTAATCCAATTGCGCGCTAGATCATTGTGATTCATCGTGAGATACAACTTAGAACCAAGTTGCACAGACTCACTAACGATCTGGTTAGGGTAGATACCCTGCAAGGCACTTTCGATAGTCATTAGGCGACCTCCCTAACGTTGATAAACTGTGCACCGTTACCGCTAATAGTCTCTTTGTCACACTCACGGTCGCACGCCTTATAGAGTGCATCCCAATCAACAAGGCCAACCATTGCCGACACAAAACGGCGAACATGCTTGCTGGTAGTAGTAGAATGGTGGAAAGCGTCACGGTGAACAAACGTATCCCAGTCGTCATTTTCGTTTTTGTTCACCCTTGCAACGAGTGTTGTGTATGAGTACACGTCAAACCGACTATTGCAAATCGGGTGGTTGTGGTTAGCCACAATGTTAAAGTTTCGTGCGACAGGGTAAAAACCACTCACCCGGTTGTGTAGCAAGTCCCGCGCGGCGCTATCAATGTCATTCAGAATACCCATTGTTTTTGTCTTTCTGTGTGGGGACGGGGGCTATAGCCCCCGTCACGTTGGTTTGTTGTTGTTGTTGTTGGTCAGTACTGCCAACCGTCACGGTTGGTATCGGTAGCGAACTCTCGCAACGTTGCGCCGGTAGGGAAGTAATCGCCCCACGCTTCCATATCGCGCGCGATACGTTCCATCTCGCGGCGTTCACGTGCCCTAATGCGCTTGCTTAGGTCACGGCGGGCCTTAGTGTAGGGGGGGTGTTCGCGGGCGAACTGCGTGGGATGCCACGCCGCCCCGCGTGCTTCCTTGACGTGCCAAGGGTCAGTCTTGAAAGTGTGTGCCATTGTCTTTGCCTTTGCCTTTCGGTTTGTGCAACACCTCGGTTGTGTCGCATCGTTCCCCCGGTTGGGATTGAACCAACCTTGACACTCACCATTAAGCGGGGGAAGTTGAAGACTTAATTAGTCTTCGTACGTGTAATGCACAATCTCTCGCGGCCCTGTGTAATAGGCGAACTTATAAACGCGGCGCTCGCTTCCATCGGGCGACGGGACAGCCACACTCACGGGTAGGTATCCATGCATGGTGTATGCGTAACCGCGCCGTTCGCCGGGAAACTGTGCATCGAAAAAGTTACGCAGGTTATGCGGCTTGAAATCTTCAGTTGTTTCATCGCATCGCACAGAGGACCACCGCCCGCTAGAGGTATGGTATTCAGTCCAATGGGTAACGGTTGCATGTGTTGTGTCTCGCATTTTTGTTGTCTTTCTTTCAGAGTGTGATAGGTAGGGTATCGTCTGTGAGTTGGATAATCTGCCAGTCCAACCTAGCGGCCTATCTTGCTCACTCATGCTCACTGCCTTTGCAAGCACTGTGAACCAGGTCACTAAGCGAGTTAGCGCGAGGCATAGGCAGTGAGCATGAGTGAGCAAGATAGGCCGCTAGGTTTGCGTTTCGCGTTTCGCGGGGTTTCCCTTGCCGATACCTAGAGATTAGTACGGCGCTAGTACGCTGTCAACTTGACAATGTGTAATCTGCGTCACATTGTGGTGTTAGGTGTGTGCGACAGTAGGGAATAAGGAAACGCGCGCGTAATAGCATCTTGGTTGCCCGTTGTCAACTGTAGAAAGTGTGTTGTGTGCGACAGTGCTTGTGTCGTTTGTGGACATAGCTAGGGCGGTGGTCCTGGCAGTTTATCTGTCTATTGGTTGTATGTCAATAGTCCTAGCATGTGAAAGCGGTAACACTTTAGTGTATTGGGCTGTTATGGGCGGTGTGTAAATACAGCGACACGGGCGGGGGTGGTTGCTTGACATCTCATAATGTGGATAGTTGCATGATTTGAGTTGCATGGGTTGGTTTGGAGTGTTACTCGCGTAGGCATGGCGTGGGTTTGTGGGTGGTTAGGGTGGGTGTAGGTGGTTAGCATCGTGTTTAAGGGGCCTAGAAGGCTGTTTGAGGGACTTTTAGGGTGCTAGTAGTGTGTGGGTAGCTGTGAGGGGGCGATATGGCGTGAGAGGGGCCGTAGCGTAAATGATAGGACAATTCAATAGAGGTAGGTATGCATAATATGCAGAGGGTTGCATAATATGCAGAAAGTTAACAGTGTTAACTTAGCCTCGCGCGTACGCAGCTACGCAGACGAAATTGAAATAAATAAATATAATAAATAAATATATTAATAATAATAGATAATAGTCTAGTATAGTAATAATTACACGTGTATAGATTATCTATTACACAGACTGCTTTCCCTTGTTAGTTCTTATGCACTCAAGTGCATTGTGTGTAAGCATTTTGCCTTGTGTGTTGATTTTTGAGGGGGTGGTTTCATGAGCAAAAAATAATTGCCATGTTGACAATTAGTAGGGATTAGTTCGTTGCAGTTCGTTGCAGTTCGTTGGTAGGTTGCAGGTTGTGGGTTGTGTGATGCGTAGCACATGTGTGGTGTAGGGCACATAGGATGGGCTAGGGTTGGTAAGGGGTGCCTAAGTTTTGTTAATTGACCTCCGGTTAATATTTGTATGGTTGTTGTGTGGTCTGGGTCACAATATGATGGTGGGATGGGGACCGGGTATGCTTATCGGGATATGGGGCCGTTGGCGAGTGGGAGGGTAGGAACTCGCTTGACAGGTGGGTGATTCGGGGCCTTTTTGAAGCAACTAAAAAATCAAATGGTGTTGGGGTGTAAAGAAGGAGGGGGTGTCATACCACCGCGTACATTCCCCAGCTATAGGCCATACCTGTTTCTGTATTCCGTCCTTATTGGCCCATACCTAGTGGGTTAAATCACATGCTACCATCTTGACTTCTACCCTTCCACTCTTCTATACTTAAACCATCAACGAAAGGAGAAAACAAATGACAGACAAGATGTTTAAGCTGAGCGACAAGTACGCGAACCTGCTGATCGAGGTCTGGGAAACGCAGATCAAGGTTGTCGATACTTCGCGTAACTACCCACGTGTCACAATATTCTACGGCGACCTTCTTGAACCCAGCACGATGGTCTACTTCAAGAGCCGACAGTGGTTCTACTCGAAGCCCTATGGTGTTGGTGTGCTGCACGGGGTGTGGACAAACTCGGATGGAGAAGCAAAGAGCGTGTACGACTTCCTCACCGACATCATTGGCTTCGGACGACCTGTCGAAGTTGTCTTTGACCCCCGACACTTTACCCCGAAGGAGGTCTGAACAATGGAACAGGTGTACGACGCTTACGATGAGCTAGTGGCGAAGATTTGTGGCACACCAATCCTCGTTCAAGAAACCGACAACCCTGTTAAGCCTGCCACCTACGCAATGATTCTCTACCACGGCACTGTCGTCCAGTTTGATGAGCACACCTGGCTGTTTTCTCTCGAATCAGAGGATAACTTGCTGGACGGCTTCTGGACCAACGAGGTTGGCGAAAGGCTGAGCCTGTTGTCCTTCCTAATGAACGTTCACAACAGTTGCGCATACTGCCGTATCATCCGCTTTCCGTGGCAGTAACACCAATGAGCAAAGGAGAAACACAATGAACAACAACAACATTAAGAAGATGACTGACGAGGCTGTCGAAGAGTTCCGTAAGAAGCTCGAAAAGGAGTTCCCTGAGCTGACAGGCACACAGTTTGAGTGCATCGACAACAACGGCGAACTGTTTATTGCGGACGCTAATCAGCTTGAGGTAGGAACGCTTATCATCGTTGAAGATTGGGAGGTGTTTCGTATCCTAGAGACATCCGAGCAAAAGCCGTGGATTACATACATTGGAGAGTCATACACTCACTCACAGTTCGCTGAGCTTATGCGCGAGCAGTTTGTCAAGCCGAAGATCATTCACGTAGGGTTGTGACGTAGATGCTACGGAACCTTAGTAGTGGTGCCTGCATCCGTGTCGAACGGCTACACAAGTCATTTTTCCTCATCCTTGGTGAGCTGACGTATTACTGGCTGGACAACAAGGGCAATTATTACAGTGAAGACACTATGGAACAGTTGTGCCGAGAACACAACTATGAGGTCGTAGACTTCGGGCACCGCGTCTTTTATACAACTAGGAGGTTTTAACAATGAACATTGAAGAAACGCTTGATAAGTGGGGCGAACTGCACAATAAGTACGAAGCAGCTTATCAAGAGTACAGGACATTTGAAGTAGAGATGTGGACTGTTCTCTACGACAACGAGGAACCATTCGAGCTGATGTATCTCAATGGTGAACCTACTGGAATCAAGATTAAGACACCTAATGACGTGGCAGACATTATTACCGGGTGCGTGATCGCTATTGGTGGTGCAGAGTGGTTCCGTGCTGACGGTTACTGGCTGAGCTGCTACGACACCAAGAAGGACGATCACGAGATGTTTGTCCGCATCATGCGTAACCGTGACCATGCCCACCTGATTCACAAGTCTTACTGACATGAATAAGCTAACAAGACACGAGTTCGACTTTGAGTTCTCACCTTGGGGCATCCAAAGGTTGTTCTACGGTTTGTCTCTAAATCAAACTCATTCCATTTATACGGAGCTGAAAAGAGTTTGGAATGAGTCGGAGCCGTTTGAGGTAGAAGTCGAAATACACCTAAAAGAGCACCCCCATACCCATGTTCTAACCGTCGCGGTTGACCCCACTACTCAACAGGTTACTATTGAAAGGAGCCTGTCGTGAGCGTTTTTCATCTTGTCCTAGCTGTCGTCTGGCTGGCTGTTAGCGTTGCGTTTGCGCTGCTTGCACGGTTCAAGCATAAGTTGGATATGGGCATAAGAATCTGGCCTGATGTTTTGGCCTCTGTTTCCGCGTTCATCGTCTTTATTACTTATGTGGTACGGATAGTGTTGGAGGTAGCATAATGCTAGTGACTGTCGATACTGAACATATTGACCTGGTTCATAACACGGAAGTTCTTGAAGCTGCTCTTGATGAACTTCCTGCCGGTTGGATTGTCGATCTTGAGTTTTTCAAGGAAGGCACATTCAGCTTTGTAAAGACATATGATGGGCTGTTCATCCCAGCAGATGAGCGCTTCTGTTATGAACCTGCGGCTGACTTTGTTGAGTTCATTCAGGGCAATAACCCTCTCAATGATGACGCAATGTCTGTCGCCTTCCGTCAACCGGAGATCAACGATATTGCCGAGCGACACAACGCGGCGCTGCAAAAGTGCCGGGATGCTGCCAACGGTGAGACTGTTATGGATGGTCTGTTCATCAAGTACCGTAACTTCTTCCTTGATACGGAGAACAACTTTGCGCCTATTGGCTTGCTGGCTGTTGCGAACAACATCTTCTTGAAGGAATATCAAGACGATCACGACTTTATGAAACTGTTTACGAAGAAGGGAGATGAGAAGTAGTGTTGACTTTTGCTGTTGGGCTACTTATCCTCGGCTTTGCAGTGGCACTTCTCGGGATGATACTCGATGAGGTCTACAATTGGGGCGCTAAGGTCGTTGCGGCTGGCACGATTATGATCTGCGTATCTCTTGCTTGCCTTGCTGGTTGTGTCTTTTACTATGGTGTTCACGTCTAAGGAGAAATGATGAAGAAGAGTAAGATTTTTGCACCTGTCGTCGCTGTTGCTGCGGCGCTTTCGTTGGCTGCGTGTAACGCGGCTGATACGGCTTCCCGGAACATCAGCTATGAGAGCGACAACTTCAAGGTGATGCGACGCATTGTGTTCGTCAATGGCATCACGGACAAGTACCTGCTGAGCATCGAGGGTTTGTGCTCGATCACGAAGGACAAGGAAGACAACCAGCTGGAAGTCACCTGCAAGACGGGCGACAGTGAGTACAAGAAGCACTATCTGGGTATTTCGGATAATGTGACGTACTTCGTGGAGCAGATGGACGGCTCTAATGTTGATACGTTCCACTACAAGGTTGCGTTCCGTCCTGAGACTCTTCTGCCGGATATCGACCTTCAGACGAGCGGAGATGAGAACTGATGATTGAACCTGCTGAGGAAATCTACGTGATTTTCAACAAGAAGACGGGCAGCATCAAGACTGGTAGCGGTAAGAAGTACAAACTCGTTCACGCTTACCTGTCTGAGAAGATGGGCTGGGGTGGTATTGGCCGTATTGGTCAGTTCGCTCGTGATGAGAAGGACGATTATGCTGTCGCTAAGTATCGGCTTGTTGAGGCAAAGGAGAGTCGAGAATGACAGTTGATGATCTGTACCCCGGTCAAGGCCCATATCCTTATGTGGTTGCTGAGAGCATAGTCGCTGACATTATGGATAACGAGTGACCCACATCACACTTGATTAGTGTTGCACAATCTCTTGTTGCTGTGCTAAGCTGGTCAGCATCTTCAGTTGATGGATAGAACTCCGCATAAGAACCCCGTACGCTGCAATTCGTGCAGGGTTCTTATTTACCCCCACAATGATGTGGTACAAGTCACGTGGTTAGTTGTTGACAGGTGTTGGCAGAGCACATTAGTATAAATACATCGGCAGCAAAGAAAGGAGAAACCAATGATTACTGGACTTGTAGGTACTGTGTTCGATACAGACGAGCCGCCTTTTGTGAGCATCAGCGCTGACGTGATGCTTGACGGTGACGAACACTGCGTCAACATTTACTGGTACCCAGAAACAGACGAAGTGTTTGTTGAGAGGCAGGACTGATGCGAGCACGAACTACTAAAGACTGCTACTGCTATACCTGTGATAGGGAGTTTAACTATCTTGGTATTGCTAGTCATAGGGCTTCACATCGACGTAAGCGAGAAGATTGCATCATCGAGTTTACGTATGGAAACATCGGTCATTGGAAATACTCTGAACTGAAAGAAGGAGAATAATGGATAATGGTGAACTGGCACTTGTGAAGCGTATCTACGCGGTTGCTAAGCGTTGCTATAACGACAGCATGGAGCCTCTTCACATCTGTGAGCGCCCTGGTGAGCGTATGGACCCTGATTGGTTCAAGGTGAAGTCTTATGCTGAAGCACTAATCGAACTTGCAAAGGAGAGCGATAATGGCTAACAACGAGTTTACTAAGCTCTACAACGAAACGAAGAGAAACCACGACAAGCTGCGTAGTATGATCATTAACGACCTCAAGGTGTGGTTCGTTGAGGAAAACGGCTTGGGAAACGTTGGGAATATTTGTTCTTGTGATGACTTCGCGGTTATCACAGATCGCGGCAGTGTTGTTATCACAAGGAACCTCGGCCCATTCCTGAAGGTCAAGGACGGTTACTGGGTTCGCACTGCACCGTCTGTTTCTAAGAGGATGTGGAGTGATATTGACCTTGTTAATCTACTCATCAATGAGTACGAGGACAACGAGTATATCGCCACGATTATCGACCCTGGGTTGGAATGATGAACTTCGAGTCCATCAAGTCCACTGCCGACCTTGACAAGTTCCCTGTCGGGTCAGTCATCGGTGGTTCTCTTGAGACCTATGCGCGTACAGCTAATGGTTGGTGTGCATGTACTCTCGAAGAGTTCTACACGAGCACTCAGATTTTTGGGTTCCTACCTGTCGGCATGATGACGGGTAGCCGACGTATCGCGGTCTACTACAAGCCGTGATACACATCACTTAGTATGGAGTTGACAGCTCAGAAAAAGTAACTCTATACTAAACACATAATAACTGAATAGCCTCTAGGGTCTGTTTATTCAACTACAACAGTCGCTTCACCAACCTAGAGGCACCACCCCTTGTGGCGGAACAGGCAGACGCGCTCGACTCAAAATCGAGTTCCGAAAGGAGTGTGAGTTCGACTCTCACCGAGGGGACCACCAAGCACCGGACGATGCTGGATGATTAGGTATATAAACCTGCCGCTCTGATCAAGCGGACGTGCCGGTTGCCGTGACGGGGGTCACGTGCGGGGTAGCACCCTAGGGACGACACTTTTTAGTGTGTGTTTCTGTCGTCCAACAGCACCCCTTCCAACGGAATGTAGCGCAGTAGGTAGCGCACCTGGTTTGGGACCAGGGGGCCGTGAGTTCGAGTCTCACCATTCCGACAGGCGGTACCACCTATAGTTCCCAGGTGTCCTCCGGGACTACCTGGGTTTATCCCAGATAGTGTAATGGCAGCACGGCAGGTTTTGGCCCTGTCGGACTAGGTTCGAGTCCTAGTCTGGGAGCGCTTGACGATGAGGTTGCTCGATAGCACAAAGTGTCACGACCAAGACACCCTCATCGAACGGCTGGGCCACCCTGGTCAGGTGGCAAGCTGCTTAGTGTTAGGGGTTCAGCACGCTGAGTAAGACTCAGAGGGGCAGGTTCGAGTCCTGTAGCAGCACGACAGAAAGGAGAAACAAAATGAAGCTACGTCTTACTGACTTCGACTCAAACACCTACGAGGACACTGATGGTTCTTGTGAGTATTGTATGACCACTGGAATGTACGATCACCCCCGGTACACGTTCACCGATAGCTACGGCGGCGAGCATGTTGTTGAAGGTTGGTGGTCTGAATGGGGTTTCCTGTACTCATACGATGTTAACGTGCCTGTGTTCGCAACCTGGCTTCACACTGCTGAGTTCAAGGAACTTGTCGGACTTTCCGAAGAGTTGGAGCACCCATCAGATGAGCGCTTCTGGGAGGAGTTTCTAACCAGGGTTCTTCAGTGCGCGCAGTATTGCAGCAATGAGGAAGGACTCAATGAAGAACTCGACTGGGCGTTGAAGGGAGAAACCAATGTTGAATGATGAACAGTTTGACGAGCTTGCCGATAAGCTGCTGAAGGTGCTCGCCCCGAAGCTGGGTGTCGAACTTGAGGAAGAAAAGCCTAAGTCTGCCACTGTAGTCCGAGACAAGGACGGCGAAGAATATGATCTCGAACAGTGCGCTATCGGGCCTTGTGTGATCACAGCAGAGGGTAGCTACTTCCTCCATGTTGAAGAAGGCATCCCTGGTAATGATGATTACAAGGAATACTGGATAACTACTTGGTGCGATAAGTTCAGTAGTAAGGAGCTAGCAACCATCCTTACGGAACTGGGAGGGGACTTCGATGTCATCCAGGACTGATACACTGTCCTCGTAACAACAACGACAACCAAGGAGTAACCATGAGCATTGTCGATCTCGCAGTCAAGCTCGGTAAGGCTTTCGAGGGTGCTTACTCGTCTGTCATTAAGAATGACGAGATGAATACGACCATTACCCAGGAGGCCCGTACGGGTGTCTACACGATCACCACCCAGGACGGTGAGCTGATTGCTCTTCTCGACCAGGGCATTGTCGAGAAGCAGGCGATTACGATGGTGAAGCCTCATACTTATGGTGTCGTCTCGCCCGGTGTCTACACCGTTCCCGGTCATAAGATGCAGGAGATTCTTGAGAATCGTCCGATGGATTATCTGTGATTGTCGGCCTGAGACAGCGCGCCTCTGATCTCAGGATTAAGTAACTGAAGGGTTCGTCCTTTCGGGTACTGGCCTTTCACGCGGGTTCAAAATGCGTGAGGACTCATCCCCCTATCGACTAACACTCGGTAGGGGGATGTTACTATGTGTGGGTAGAGTCACACATTCATTAGTTGTAACCAGCCTGGTCTGTCAGCTACACTAAATGTTGTCAGACAGGACAACAACGAAAGGACCAATCAACATGAAGAAGTTTCTTGCGACGACAGGTGTCGCACTCCTGATGATCACCACGGCTGCTGCTACTGCCAATGCTGCCGACAACACCGAGATCAAGGCCGAGGTCACGAAGGCCACGTCCTCTTCTCGACAGACCTCTTCTGAGGTCAACGTCGGTGGCACCTGGGCCGTGGAGAAGCTGGCTGTCGGCCAGCAGTTCACTGTCTCGACGGTGCCGAACGAGGGCAAGGCTCCGTTCGTCTGGAACGCTAGTTTTCCGTTCACTCTCGATGATGGGTCTGTCGTCGGTGAGTGTGCGGCCAACGAGGCAGAGCTGACCTGTAAGGTCACTGAGATTCCTGAGTCCTACAAGGACAAGATGGATGTTACGGGCACTTGGTGGGCACGTGCTCGCCTTCAGGGCGGCGCGATTGGCACCACTGAGGGTACGATCACACTGAACGGTAAGGCTGTGAAGACCCTTGTCTGGGGCGACAAGGAGGGTACGGGAACTTGCACGAACGATTGTTCTTCGCCAGCCCACTATGAATACGCAAACCCAGAGAACGTGAAGTTCGGCTGGTCTAATGCAGACGGCACGATCTCGTGGGGCATCAAGTGGATTGCCAAGGGCGGTGTCGAGTACAGCGTCAAGGACTTCGACGCGAAGCTGGGTACGACCGTGAAGTGCGCGAAGTCTGACACGTGGAATCCTGATACGACCGAGGTCATCACTGCCACCCAGGTGGACCCGAACACGATCAAGTTCACGGCCCCTGAAGGCTCCAAGACGTGTGTGACGTACCCACCTGAGCATACTGTCGTTCCCGAGGGCCAGACTTCTGCGACTAACCATGCTGAGGTGAATGGTATGAAGCTCGAAGCTACGGCGACGGTTAAGAGCAATGGTGGTACGAATGGTGATGGTTCTGTGAAGCCTACGCCGGAGCCTTCTACGCCTGCCCCTGCACCGGAGCCGAGTGTTACGCCTGCCCCGCAGCCTACGCCTTCTGTGAAGCCGACTCCTGCGCCCTCTGAAGAGCCTACGCCAGCTCCTTCCGAGAAGCCTACTCCGGCTCCTGTACCGTCTGAGAAGCCTTATCCGGCACCTAGCCCTTCGGATGAGCCGCAGTCTGCGACCCCTACGCCTGCTCCGGCTGTCGTACCAGAACAGGGCAAGCTCGCTAAGACGGGTGCTGCATCTGAGGCTATCGTGATTGCACTTATTGCAATCGGTGGTGGTGCCTTGGCCTGCTACCTCGCCTGGCGTGCCGGTCGATTTGGCAACGACCATATCTGAGTGATACACTAGAAGCCTCCTTCCTAACAGGGCAGAACGCCAGTGCTGTTTAGTGCTGGCGCTCTGTCTTACCCAAAACACAGTGTGGCACAGGTCACACCAGTTTCGCTTGTACCCTGCACTAACACGTACTAATATTGACTGCGTAGAAAGGAGGGACAATGACAGACCCAAGTAAGGTTGTGGAAACGTGGCTCAAGCGAGTTGGCCGCAGCAGCTTTAGTTACTCTGACAGGGCTGCGAAGCAACCAGCCAGTGTCAAAAAGTTCAACCCGGTGAAACTAGACGAGACAGCAGAAAAGCTCATCGACAGCATCTACAAATGGTGGTACGGCGAGACTAAGACAAAGCCGCGTTTCAATGATGTCGTTATCTGCCTGAGTCAGTACGTGAGCCGGAATAACAATTACGCGAACAAGCTCGTTCCACACGTGCCAGCCCTTGATGACCTTAACTTCATTTGGGATAAAGAATCACGTATTGCCGTGACAAGCGGCGACCCAGTAACATACATGGGCATTAACCGTGAACTCATCAACAAGTGGTATAACACTTACAAAGACCTAGAAACTGACTTCGGACAACTAGCTGACGAAGTTATCTCAGACTGTGTTGTAGCACCAAGCACATTGAAGTTTGCTAAAGCCGCTGCACTCATGGTTGTACTCAACGAAAGGAGAACTAATGAGACCAGTACGACAGCACCATAACGATGCTGGTTTCGACCTGTCTACGAAGATGCCGGTGATTATCTATCCCGGTGAAGTTATCCTCGTGCAGACAGGTTACTACCCCGCTAAGTTCGACATTCCTGACGGGTCTGTCGGACTCGTCTTCGCACGCTCGTCACTGAGCAAGAAGCGACTGCTTCTCGCTAATAGTGTCGGTGTCATCGACGCTGGCTACGAGGGTGAAGTTCTCGTTCCACTGTGGAACATGAGCAAGGACACTCCTGTCGTGCTGGAAGAGCATGAGCGTATCGCTCAGATTGTTGTTGTCAAGCTAGAGGGCACCTCTGCTCTCTACGCACAGCCACCTGTCCAAGCCGGTGAGCGTGGCGAGGGTGGCTTTGGTTCCACCGGAAAGGCTAACCAATGATTACCGTTTACTCCAAGCCCAACTGCCCGCAGTGTACTGCAACGTACCGCAAGCTGAAGGCGCTGGGACTACCCTTCAATAGCATCGACGTGACGGAAGATGCTGATTCGCTTGCATTTATCCGCGCACTGGGTTATCAGCAGGCACCTGTCGTTGTCGTGCGTGAAGGCGCGCAAATTAAGGAACACTGGTCTGGGTTTCGACCCGACCTCTTGAAGAAGTATGAGGTGAAAGAATGAAAATTACCGACCCTGTGAAGCTAGAAGAGGCACGCGCCCGTATGGCTAAGGCCCGCGCATCTCGCGGCCCTGAAAAGTACCCCCGGGATGTCGAAACACGGCTTGAGTTTGTCCGACAGCTCGTGATTAAGCAGTTCAAGGACGTTGGCCTGTCAATTACAAACGATGGAAAACTGCTCGGAGGGTCTTCTGCGCAGTATTACCGCTCTAAGTTGGTGAACGGTAGCCTGACGATCAAGGACATGATCTTACTGGGCGACTACATGCCCGTTGACTGGACTCTCATCTTCAAGTCGATTCGACAGCCGAAGGACGTTCTGCGTCCAATGGATGAAGAGGCGGCAACTATCAACATGGAGTTTGTGGAGCCGGGGGATAACCCGTTTGCTGACTATTTCGTTGATGTGGATGGTGTGTGATGGAGCCTTCGTTGCGTGATTTTGCTGCGGGCCTCACGGACATCCCTAAGTTCGGTTCGACAAAGCTCGTTCGTTTTCTCCGACGTGAAGGTTTCTTGAAGAAGGGGCGCTATATTAGCGAACCGACTGAAAAGGCCAAGGGCTTGCTCGATGTGCGCCGTGTCTACACTGATGAGGGTAACTCGTATCGGCAGGTGTTCGTCACTGAAGAGGGTGTCCTGGTGTTCACTGATATGATTAAGGCTGAGTACGAGGACTTCGGTCCTTGGGAGATTAGGAGCAATTGGAGGAACAATGATAAGTTGGACTGACCTGACTGCCGATTTCGATCTGTGGATTGATAACTTTGACTCTGGTCGTGGCGGCAACGCTATTGACCGTATTGTTATCCACCACAACGCTGGCAAGTCCATGTCGCACCAAGGTGTGTACGAGGCTTTCAGCAACAACGGTACGTCTGCGCACTACAATGTGGACATTGACGGCTCGGTTGCTCAGTTCGTTCACGACTGGGATACTGCCTGGCACTGCCCGGGCGTGAACAAGCTGTCTATTGGCATCGAGCACGCGAACTCGACGGGCGCTGAGGGCGGCTGGGATGTCGGTGAGACCACGATTGACGCGGGCGCGCACCTGACTGCTGCTCTGTGTCGTGCGTATGGTCTGGGCCGTCCGCAGTGGCGAGTCAACGTCTTCCCCCACAGTGACTTCTACTCCACGATGTGCCCAGCATCGTTGCGTGATACGTATGCAAATGAGTACATCGGGAAGGCCCAGCAGTATTACGACAACCTTGACGCTGACCTGTCCGCTAAGGAAGGCTGGGTGTCGCAGAATGGTGGATGGTGGTACCGCACTGAAGACGGTGGCTACGAGACCGGCTGGTTCCCCGTGGGCGACAAGTGGTTCTATGCCAACGAGAAGGGCTGGTTGCAGTTCGGTTGGCAGCACGTCGATGGTCACTGGTATTTCCTGCATGATGTCCACGATGGGCGTTATGGTGAGATGGAGACCGGCTGGGTGAAGGTCGGTGAGCATTGGTTCTATCTGAACGACAAGGGCCAGATGCAGACCGGCTGGCAGCTCGATAAGGGCAAGTGGTACTTCCTTGAGGAAAACGGCGCTATGCGTACCGGGTGGCTGTCGTATAACGGCAATGACTACTTCCTCACCGAGACGGGCGCTATGGCTGTCGGACTGTGCCAGACGCGACTTGATGGTGCTTGCTCGATTTTCGGTGAAGACGGCAAGCTGCTTGTCGGTAAGCTGGTTGTCGAACAGGACGCTGACGGCATCGTGAAGCTGGTAGAATCTAAGTAACTTCGATTTAGGAGGAACGAGGATATGGCTAACGAAGTCCTGACCGTTGACCGCACGAAGTGGTACCTGCTGACCCCTGAGCGGCGTAAGGCGCTGTACGCGCTGTTTGCGGCTCTTGGTGCGATTGGTGTCGCTTACGGCGGTTGGACTGCTGAAAGCTGGGAGCAGTGGTCTACTGTCGCTCAGCAAGTTCTCTCGGTGATTGGTCTGCTTGTTGCGACTGTTCACACTGGTGGTGTTTATACGGCTCCGTCGTATGGCACTCCTGACGCTGAGTGACATAACAATTGAAAACCTCCTTGCTGGTGTCAGTGAGGGGGTTTTCGCTATAATGGCCTCATGAAGAAGTTGCTGAGATCAATGAGCGAGCCGAGGTCGGTAACTGCTGTGATGGTAGTTATCTACACAGCTATCGCAATTACGGGTATTGGGTTCCTTACAAGCTATGATTCATTGCCGTGGACAATTACCCTCGCGGCATTGCTGATGCTGGTTTCTGGTGTTTTGGGCGCACCTTCAGCATGGTTGGGTTCTTGGTGGCTTGAAGGCCCCGCTGCACTTGTCGCTGTCCTTGGCATCATGCTTGTGTCGATCAATGAACTGGTCTTGACCACGGCACATGTTCGCTGGCCGCTCCATGTTATTATTTTGTCAGTAATTATTGCTTTGTTCTTCCTGGGGCGTGCTCTGCGTGTGTGGCCGTATTCGTATCGCCCCGGAGTTCTGCCGAAGAGCAAGCTGGAAGAGGCTGAAGAACGGTACAATAAGACAAGGGAAGAATACTTGTCAACCGTTAGTGAGTAACAAGGAGTTAGCGTATGAACACGGCATTGGTGGGCCTCATTTGCTCTGCCGTAACCCTTGTTATCAAGGCTATTGTTGATTTGTGCATTGATCGTTACAAGAAGGCTCAAGAGATTCAAGAAGCTCGTGATGATCTTGAAGCTGATTTGCGTACGCAAGCGTTCCTGTGGAAGGAGCACGCTTATGCGGTGCGTGTTGCGGCTGTTCAGGCCGGTGTGAAGGTAGAAGACTTGCCTTCCGTTCCAAAGGAGGACTAATGCTCATTGCCTGGTTTTTGGTTGGTCTCGCTGCTGGCTTGATTGCCGGTGCTGCTTGTACTTACGTGTACTTGGACAATAAGTTTCAGAAGGCTGTGAAGGAGGTGCTTGGTGGTATCCAAGACGAACTCGCGCGATTTGCTGACGAGTGACGACCCAGAGCTGCGCGGTAAGCGCGACACGGCCCTGTCGCTGCTGAAGCGTGGCACGGAGCGTAACAAGATCATCTCTGCGACAGGCTTCACGTCTGAAGAACTGTTCGTTATCGAGCAGTCCTATTACGACAGCCGACAGGAGCTGTCGCCTCGTAATATGCGCATCAAGCAGCTTGATCGTCTTGATGCGCTCGTTGACATGGCCTACAGCCAGATCGAGATGTTTGGTCTTGCTGACGAGAAGGGCAACTGGGGTCAGAATCTTCAAGCTGTTCTCGCTGTCTTGCGTGAAATCTCTGAGGTTGCGAACCTGAAGCGTCAGACGGTGACTCATGAGATTCGTGTAATCGAAGAGAATCAAGTGAACATCATGATGTCGTTCACTAACCAAGTGTTGGAAGAGTACACGGCTCTCATGTACCCGCACCTATCGGCTGGGGCTAAGAAGGCTTTGGAGACGAACAAGGCTGACTGGTTCTCTCAGGCTGTGTCGAAACCGGCTGCTCTTCTTGAGGCGACTGTGGAAGTTGAGGGTGAGTAATGCTGCCTTTCGGTGCTGTCGCTAAGAAGTTTTCTGATGCTCAGCGTCTTGAAGTGTGGCGTAATAACCCTGCTAAGTGGGCTGAAGACCACGGCCTGTTCATGTGGTCGAAGCAGCGTGAAGTTTCACAGTCTGTTGTTGAACATCAGAAAACCCTTGTGGTTACTGGCAATGGTGTGGGAAAGTCGCGTTTGTCAGCTACCCTTGTCAACTGGTGGGTAGACACTCATCCTGTCGATGATACGACAGTCGTCACGACGGCGACAAACTGGAAACAGGTCCGCAACGTCCTGTGGAAAGAAATACCCCGTGTCAAGGCTGACGCTGGCATTGGTGGCAAGGTTAACGCCGATGCAACGTGGAAGATGGGAGATCGACAAGACCCTATCGCTTTCGGTATGAAGCCGGACGATAAGGACGAGTCGGGCTTTCAGGGTGTCCACGACCAGTACGTCCTAGTGATTATGGATGAAGCTGGCGGTATCTCCAAGGAAATCTTCACCGCTGCGGACGCAATCACGACAAATAAGTACGCTCGCATCTTGGCTATCGCTAACCCTAACGACCCGTCGTGTTACATGGCCGAGGTTTACAAGCGGGAAATGCGCCTGAAGCCAGAAGAGCGCTCCTGGAACATCATCCAGTTCGGTGCATATGACACACCTAATTTCACGGGTGAAGTCGTACCTGTCGAGGTTGCGACTCGTCTTGTGCAGGTTGACTGGGTTGAGGCACGTAAGAAGGAATGGGGCGAGGATGACCCTCGTTTCGTAGCGCGCGTCCTCGGTGAGTTCCCGGACGTGTCTGACGACGGCCTGTTCAACATGGGTCGCGTCATGCAGTCGATGGAGGCATACGACACTTCTGAACCTGATGAGGGTATGCCGATTGTTCTCGGCGTTGACGTTGCCCGTTACGGTTCCGACAGCTCGGTAATTGTGTCGAACCAGGGCGGCTACATTAAGATTCATGGCCGTTACCAGGGCTTGAATGGCCCTGAGCTTGCTCGTAAGGTTGGTGAGCTGGCAGTCGAACTAGGGGCTGTCGAGATTCGTATTGACGCTATCGGTGTTGGTGCATCCGTTCTCGATAGTATCTACAATTTCGTTCCTGCTGACATTTCTGTCATTGGTATTCACGGTAACGCGAAGTCCGGTGATAGCACTAAGTGGTACAACTATCGCGCTGCTATGTACGATCAGTTCGCTAAGGCTGTCGCTGATGGGCGGGTCTTCTTGCCAGATGACGATGAACTCCACAACGAAATTGCTTCAATCAAGTACGAGTATCGCGGGTCGGCCATGCTGATTGAGTCGAAGGAGAATATGCGCAAGCGCGGCATTAAGTCTCCTGACGTTCTTGATGCCGTCATTTACGCATACCAGAACATTGGGGCGATTATGGCCGGTGATTCAGAGGGTCAGTACTATTCGCCTGATGATCTGCTCGAAGAAGATGACCTCTTGGACTTCATGTTCGAGGAAGAGTTGTCTGTATTTCTAGCGTGATAGGATAATTAGCATGAAGTATGAGCAGACATTTCAAGAAGCGCTAGGGTCTTTTTCTGATACCCTAGCGCGTCTCAAGCGTGAAGATGTGGGCTGGTTGCCTTTGTCTGCTGTCGAAGGCTCTGATTCTCTGATTACTCTTGACATGATTAGGGACCATTCAGCGCGCGCACGGCGTTTGGCTACTCTTAACCCTATTGTGAAGCGTGGCCTGGTTGTGCGTAACGCTTACATGTGGGGCGACCCCGTTGTCTACAAGGGTTCTACTAGACCTTCCCGTAAGGTAATCGAGGAAAACGCGAAGGCTTGTTTCAGTGTGCAGGCGCGTGTTCGTGATGAGCAGTCGTTCAACACGGATGGCTGTGTCATTTACCTTGTGGACAAGGCGACGAAGACTGTTACGCCTGTTCCGCTCATGCGTCTTGCAGGAGTGGCTACTGATGATGCGACAGGTGATGTCGTTGCTCTGCTCATTAACCCTGTCGTAAGCGGCGAGCCTCAGTGGTACATGCTGTGGGACCGCGTTAGCGTGAAGATCACCAAGACTAACTACAAGGTGAACAAGCGCTTGACGGCTGTGTATGCGACCGTGAATCGCCTTGCTGCTGAACAGTACGGCAAGCCTGATCTCATGAGTGCTATGTCGTATGCACAGAAGTACAAGGAGCATCTTGAGGTCGCACACCTCATGGAGAAGTCTCTCGCTAAGCTGGCCTTCAAGGCAACGAGCGTTAACTCTAAGCAGCAACAGGCCGTTCAGCAGCGTATGGCTGGGCCGGGTGTCGGTGGCACTGCGAACATTGGTGCTGGGCAGGATATTCAGGCGATTAACAAGGCTGGCGCTGGGATTGATTTCTCGGCTGGGACGCCTCTTGCGTCTATGGTGTCGGCTGCGCTCGACATCCCTTTGTCGGTGTTGTTGACGGATGGTTCTGCGGGCGGTCGCCAGGGTGCTGAGACTGCGCTTGAAGACCCGACGTTTAAGGCGTTGGAGCTGCGCCGTCAACTCCATATCGACATGCTGAATGAGATTGCTGCGGCTCTCGGCATTAAGGTGCAGATCGAGTACGGTTCGATCAATAATGATCAGACGCACCGCCGTATTCAGTCTTTGACGCTGGCGTTCCAGAATGGTGCGTTGCATCAGATTGAGATGCGTTCCGGTGTGTTGCAGCTCTTGAAGATTGCTGGCTCTTTGCCGTTGGAAGATTTGCCTGCCCTACCCGATGAGGGTGAGAATGAGGACGAGGGCGAGGAAGGTACGACAAAGAGTGATGACACTGAAGACGGGCGCGCAACAGGTGTCGGCCCAATGTCTGACGGAACGAACGACAACCGAGATAGGGGGACTGATGCATAAGTTGCATGAGTCAACTGCGGCTGTCGGTACTGAGTCTCTTGGTGAGGGTAAGTACCGCATCCGTATTATCGTGCCCGGCCAGGGTTCGAGCGGTATTTACACTGCCGAGAACTTGGCTGAGTCTGCGCCTTTGTTTAAGGCGGGCACGGAAATGTTTATCGACCACCCAACCGAGACTGAGGAATGGGAGCGCCCGGAGCGTTCTATTCGTGACTATGCTGGCGTGTTTTTGGAAGACGCGACGGTTGGTGAGGATGGGGCACTCTACACTGTGTGTAAGGTGTTTTCTGGGGTGAATGATCTAATCAAGGATAAGTGGGAGCATATTGGTGTTTCCATCAATGCTTGGTGCAACGAGCCAATTGCGGAAACAGGTGTTGTTCCTGTTTTTGCTGGCGTTCGCTCGGTTGACTTTGTTACCGCGCCTGGTGCGGGTGGTGGCATTGTTGATCTGCTAGAATCAAATAGGAACAACTCTATTACTAAGGAGGGAACTGTGGACGAAAAGCTGCTTGAGTCCAAGTTCGATGAGCTGAAGGGTGAGATCGCTTCTCTTGTTGAAGCTATCGGCTCTAAGCTAGAGTCTGCTGTGGCCGCGATTCAGGAGGCCAAGGTGGAGGAACCGGCTGAGAAGGCCGAAGAGGCATCTGTCGATGTTGATTCTGTCCTTGAGGCCGGTAAGAAGATTGCCGAGTCCGGTTTGCCGGAGGTGGCTGTCGCGCGTGTTCGTGAGGCTGTGAAGAAGGGCGCGGATGTCGATTCTGCTCTTGAGGCTGAGCGCGCGTATCTCAAGGAGGCTACGGTCTCTACCGCTACCCCTGTTGTCGAAAAGAATGACAACACCTACGGAAAGATTGGTTGGTGAGCATAATGGCGGTTCAGCCTATTAGTGTTCCTGTTGTCAACGACAACCAGATTTTTGAGTACTCGAAGACTCTCTCCCTTCCTGTTGATGCCCAGCAGGCCCACCTTAACCCAGGCGACGTTGTTGTCATTAACAAGGATAACGGCATTGCTGGTATCCTTCAGTCGAAGGTTCGCCTTAAGACTACCGGCGTTACTGTGGACTCGACACCTCTTGCTGATGTTCTCACGGCCCCTACCTACGGGTTGAACGGCCCTGGCTACGCCTCTGTGCGTATCGCTGGTGGTGTGTTTGAGCTGGTCGGCAAGTCTGCTGCTGATGCTAAGGCCGGTGCGCCTGTGTATGCGAAGGCTGCGACGGGCCGTGACACCAAGCCGGAGATTACGACCGTTAAGGCTGGTGCTGATGTTGTTATCGGCTGGCTGAAGGAGCCGCTTGCTGCGTCTGCCAACCCCCAGAAGATGCAGGTCGTTCTTGCACCTGCTAAGAACGCCTGATAGGAGGCAACTAAAGTGCGTTTCAAGAACCAGGAAGAGTTCAACGTCCAGTTGGGTGAGGCCCTTGCAGGCGACCGTCTCGCGCAGGCGCGCCTGAAGGAGGCTGTCACCTCTGATCAGCTGGCACCTATGTTCGTGAAGGCCGCGAACGTTCGTTTCCAGGAGTATTTCGATGCTCATGAGACGATTTGGGACAAGATTGCGACGAAGGAGCTGTTGACGGACTTCCGTCCTGCTTCGCTTCTGTCGCTGAAGCCCGACGCTACTACGGCTCCTATCGACAATGGTGGTTATCAGCACCCTGTGGGCACGCTGCCTCATGTGCCTGAGTTGACTCCTTACCCGACCATGTCCTACAGTGCCGATGGTGCGTTTATCACGACTGCCAAGCACGGTGCTCGCATCCAGTTCAGCTTCGAGTCGTTTATTAATGACGAGTGGAACGTAATTAGTCGTTTCCCGAAGGATGCTGCTGCTCTTGCTGCGCGTACTGAGGACTTGCTGGTCCTCCTTCAGCTGTTCGACCCTGCTAAGAAGACTCTGCGCGGTGACGTGTTTAACGTCACCAACAAGACCGAGTTTAGGGTTGATGGTCTGCCTAGTGAGATCACTGGCGGCGCTTCCGGTCTTGGTACCGCTGGTAATAATCACGAACTGTCGTTTGATGCGATTGTTGCTGCCAGGTTCCAGGCACTTGCTACCCTGCGTGACGGTCACTCGACTTATGTCCCCGAGGGTTTCGTGCTGGTCACTAACCCCGCTCTCGCTGAGGTTGCTAAGGGCTACACTCAGATTAACGAGATTCGTGTTCAGAACGGCAAGCGCACTGAGATCAAGGGCAACCCTCTGAAGGACTTGGAGGTCGTTACTTCTGATCTGATTTCCGTTGTTGGTGGCGAGAAGGCGTGGGTTCTTCTTCCGAAGGGTGGTCGTGCCAATGGTAAGACTGTCCTTGCGAAGACTGGTATGCTGGGTCGTGAGGCCCCGGAGCTTCGTATCCACAACAAGACTGGTCAGATGATCGGTGGCGGCGACGTTAATCCTTATGAGGGTTCGTTCGACAACGATGATGTCGAAGTCCGTATCCGACAGATCGCCGGTGCTGGCATTGTTCGCTATGATGGTGTCGTCGGTTCGACTGGTAATCCGTCATTGTGATCAGTTAGCTGATTAAGTAAGACCCCTGTGGCCCCTTTGGTCACGGGGGTCTTGCTATACTGGTTTCATGAGTGATATTGATTTTTCTTCGCCTGTTGGGCAGGTGCGCGTTCTTATTCCTGATTTGCGTAAGTTGGAGGACTTGCGTGATTTGAGGAACGAGCCACGCTATCTTTTCGCGGATGAAGAGATTGAGGCTTTGCTCGCTGTTAACGGTGGTAACGTGAAGCTGGCTGCTGCTGATGCGTGTGACGCTATTGGCATGGATAAGGCTTTGCAGCTGCTTGTCTTGAAGACGGACGACAAGCAGACGGACGGCGCTAAGCTGCTGGCTGCGATTGTCGGACGTGCTCGTCAGTTGCGCGCTCAGGCGAAGGAAGACGAGGTAAATAACCTTTGCTTTGATGTTGTGCAGCCAACGTTTGAGCCTGTGGATTGGGCGGTGAACTTCTAGTGGGATTGTCGATTGACCCGAACATTCATCCTCTGTTCATGTATGCCTCGTATTATCCGTTGCAGTTGTTGGCTAATACAAAGGTGAGCATTTTCAAGGAGCCAGATACGGTGGCGTATGACTGGTCTGATGAGGCTGGTTTGTCGCTTGAGTATAACAATCCTGTGTGGAAGGGTTGGGCGAACATTACGCCTAACGTTGACTGGCGTGCTCGTAACCGTGAGTGGGCTGGTACAGTCACGGGTGTTCATGCGTATCGTGTGCAGCTTTTGCATATCGACAAGAACGAGGTTTTTTCACCTGATTTGTGGGGAAACCCAGATGCGCGTGTGTCGTTCGCTGAGGGTATGCGCATCCAGGTAGAGGAAATGCCGACTGACCAGCGTGTTGCTGGGTTGAAGCTGGTTGTGCGTAACGCTCAGGTTGATACACTGAACTGGCAGGTGACGCTTTTGTGTGACGTGGCAACGGGGGAGACTGCTAATGGCTAGAACGAAAAAGACTGTCCGGTATGATGGCCGTGTTGCCGGTATTAAGGTGACTGTCGATACCGACAGGTATGGTGTTGCCGCTAAGGCGAAGAAGAAGATTATTGATGCTGCGTGGAAGAAGGTTGACGCTGCTGCTAAGGCTGCTGCTGTCGCTTCTACTGAGTATGGGCGCGCTTTGATTACGACAGACCCGCGCCGTGTCGATACGGGCTATATGCGTGATGCTTTCCGTGTTGATGCCTCTAAGGGCGGTAAGGTTGTCGAGATTGGTTGGCATCGTTGGGACCGTGCTAAGCCGTATTATGCGTGGCAGGAGAACGGCACGTACAGTCAGCGCACTTCTGGTTATTTGCGTTCTGGCTTGCGTGGCAAGCCTACAGGCGGCGACAAGGGGAAGGGTATTACCCCGGCTAAGTATTTGCCCCGTGTGACGGCTGTGTTCCGTGAAGAGTTCTACGGGAGGCTGAAGTGACGGATAGGACCTTGGAGTTTGACGAGGCTTGTCTGGCTCTTTTACGCACTATCAAGGATGTTGAGGTTTTCGACTCTTTTTCGCGTGATACGAAGGTGCCTCTCTATATTGTGTATCACGGCGGCGCTGAGATCAATCGTCAGTTGGACGAGTACGTGTCGCTCGGTGGTCACACTATGGATGTGTACGAGCATCCTTTCACGGTGGACGTGTACGCTGTGAATAAGAAACTTCTCAATCGGCTTGTGTCGGTTGTGAAAGAGAAGCTCATTGGAGCTGTATTGGTTGAAGGGTCTAATGGGGTGAATATCGCTGCGTCGGTTGGTACTGATAGTGATTTCGATTCTACGTTGCGGCCTACGGTTTATCAGCACAGTATGAGTTTTTATGTCAACCTGGATAGGGGTGAGTGAATTGCGCGTGCGCAATGTTTTTACCAATATTGTCTGCGACAAGACTGAAGATGAGCTGGCTGTTCTGCCGGACATGTATGAGGTTGTCGATGACAATACGCCGATTACGCAAGCTAAGTGTTGCGGCGAGGATGATACCATTGAAGATGACGATATCGTTTCCCACAAGGAGGAAGACTGATGCCCAAGATGTTGTCGCCGAACACCACCATTTGGTGGGTTCCGGCTGATGCCATTACTTCGACTGCCGACCTGTTTAAGGCCACTACCTACACGGGTGGTACGCCGAAGGCGGTTGACATTTCGTGTGCTATCGCGGCGGGTATGACGCTCGGTGCGACGGACTCTGACACGGATGACTCGCGTACCATTTGCGATTCGGGTAACGCAAAGACCCCGACTATCGCTAACTATGAAGCCTCGCTCACGTTCTTCCGTGAGGCTATCGCGGCTGGTCAGAAGGCGGCGGGTAACACCTCCGTCTACGATAAGGCTTTCCAGCTGTTCAAGCGTGGCACGCTTGACGGCATTAAGGAAGGCTACCTGGTTCAGCGTATCGGTTTCCGACAGGGCACCCCTGTCGAGGCCGGTATGGAGCTGTCGGCCTTTAAGGTCGTGCCGGACAATCCAAAGGACGAGCTGGGAGACGGCGATAAGCCGATCCAGTTCACCGTCCCGTTCCTGCCCCAAGGCTTCATGGAGCTGAACAAGGCTGTCGCTGCCTGATCAACTCTGATAGAATACCCCCGTGCCCCCGAGGTGCGGGGGTATTCCTTTATCTGATTGGAGTAGACATCATGGCTTTTGAGCTGTCTAGGATTATTTCGTCCATCAAGCCTACGGTTAAGGCTATCGACGTGCCCCTGAATACTGAGGATGCGGAGCGTTTCGCTCAGTTGGTCGAACTGGCTAAGACCGCGCAGATCGCTGAGGCACCGCTGTCTCGTTCAATTACCGACACTGCCCCTGGTGTCGAGCTTGAGGAAGAGCTTGAAAAGCTGCGCAAGCAGACGATCACTCTGCGTCTGCGCGCCCTATCGAACAAAGAGCTGTACGTCCTGAAGCGCAAGGTCTGGGAAGACCCGTTCTTCTCTACGAAGAACAAGAGTGTTGAGGAAAAGGCTGTCATCGAGATCGAGCGTGAAGACCGTCTGATGGAGTATATCGTTTCCCGTGCCTGTGTCGAGGTCATTGATAATGAGACTGGCGAGTCGAAGAACGGTCTAGACGAGGACGAGGCTGCGCAGCTTCGTGGTTATCTGCCTGAGTTCTTGTGGCAGCAGATTTGTGCGACGTGGAATGATGCTCAGGAGCTTGGAGCTGTGGTGGCTGAGGCGATTTCTGATCCTACGTTTCGTGGGGACGGAGCTGAGCAAGCCGGAGAACCAGTGGATGATTCTTCTACTGAAGACGGCGAGAGCGGAGAGTAAGCCTCCGACACTATTTACTGGCGCGCACGGCATGTTTGCTCGGGTTGCGCCTGTGTGGATTGGTGATGAGCTTGACTCGGAGCCGATAGATCAAACTGAATACACTAACTTGGACCTGGCTTTGGCTGCGGGTTATCAGTATTATCTCGATAGTCTGTGTAACAAGTGCGGTACGCCGCTTTGGTACGGTCGCAGTGAGCATAGTGCAATTGAGTTTCATGTTGAGACATCGACGTGTTATTCGTGTGCTGAGCTTGATCGACATCGTGAGCACGCGAAGGAAACCAAGCCAGGTGAGAGCACATACACGGTGATGGGCACTGTCGAATACTCGGACGGTACGAAAGAGCCATTGCCTTCACCTCTTGAAGCGCTTGAGCAAGTTAGGTAGGAAAAGTCCCTGGTATCATTGAAGTGGTATCAGGGACTTTTCTTTTTAGGAGTTAAGGTGGCAGACGAGTCAATCAAGATCGACATTGACGTTAACGCTGCTGGGGCAGATAAGGCGGCACAGAGCATTGGTGCTCTGGAAAAGCAGATTGGTTCGCTTCAGAGTGCTGTCGCTTCTCTGAAGGCACCTTCTGGTCGTGGCGGGACTGTTCTTGATTCTTTGCAGCTTGACAGCTCGAAGGTCAAGAATATGCGCGATTCTGCATCTGCGCTGAAGTCTGTGGCCGATGCGCTTGGCTCGTTGAATAAGGCTGCTGGGGACGCGAGTAAGGCTGATCTTTCGGCGGGTGTCGATAGGGCGGTTTCTGCGTATCGACAGTTCATCCGTGAGACTCGCACGATGAACAACCTGAGTAAGGACCATATCGCTAAGCTGAAAGATACTGCTTCGGCTATGCGTGAGGTTGCTTCTGCGTCTAATGCTATGGCTGAGGCTGAGAATAAGGCGAAGAAGGCTCAGGCTCAGTTGAATCAGTCGCAGGCGCGTAAGACTGAGGCTCAGGCTGAAAAGCTGCGTGCGCAGGCTTCGGTAAAGCGTGAGGATAATGCGCTGCCTTTGCAGAAGCAGAAGGGGAAGGACGAGCGTAGCCTTGTGCGGGCGAAGGGCGCTGAGGCCACTCGTCTTGCTGAGATTCAAGCGCTCACAGCTTTGGAGCAGGCTGAGATCAGGGCCGCTGCAACGACGGCTTCTGCTGAGTCTAAGCGTGCCGCCGCTGTCGCTAGTGCATCTGCCCGTATTGAGGCTTCTCGTGAGGCTGAGCTTGCTCGTACTGAGCGTGCGCGTATCCGTGAAGAAGAGCTGACTAAGCGTACTGCGATTCGTTCTGATGCGAGTAATGCTCGCGCTAATGCTCGTATGAGTGAGCACGCTATTGAGAACGCTCGTTATGCTGCTCGTGATATGGCCTTGTACTACGGCGCTATTACCGCTGGCATTGGTCGTGTGGTGTCGTCTGCTGCTCAGGCTGGTATTGCGCAGGAGCGCGCATTTGCTGATGTGGAGCGTACCGCTCAGGGTACGACACAGAGCTTGAATGAGCTGAAGAAGTCTTACACTGATTTGTCTACGACAACTACTACGTCGTTTGCTGACCTGTCGAAGATTGGTACGCTCGGTGCGCAGATGAACATTCCGACGAACCAGCTCAAGGACTTCACGAAGGCTGTCGCTGAGTTCTCTACTGTGACGGGTATGGAAGTCGAGTCGGCTTCTACTGCGTTTGGTCGTTTCGGTGAGATGATGGGCAAGCTGCAAGAGTCAGCACCTGGTAAGGGTGACGGCTACGCGGTCTTGGCTAACCAGATTGCTGATCTTGGTGCGAAGTCGGTTGCGACTGAGCCTGAGATCGCTAACATGGCCGTGACGATTGCTGCTCAGGGTAAGTCGGCTGGCTTCACCCAGAATGAGATTCTTGCTCTGTCGTCTACGCTGTCGTCGCTCGCTATCCCGAAGGAATGGGCGCGCGGCTCGCTTCAGCGTATCTTTAACTCGATCAATGCGGCGGCTGCTGATGGTGGCGAGAAGATGCACACCTACGCCCAGGCTGTCGGTGTGACTGATGAAGAGTTCCGTAAGCTGTGGCAGAGTGACCCGAACAAGGTGTTCCAGGGCATCCTGCAAAACCTTGCTGGTATCAGCGACAAGGTTGAGAAGGCTCAGGCGATTAAGGACTTGGGCTTCAAGAACGTGCGTGACGTTGAATTGCTGTCGCGTATGTCGAACAGTGTCGGCCTGTATGTCGAACAGTTGAAGGAGGCCGAGGCGGCTTCTAAGGGCACGACGTTCATTGATGAGTCGATGGGCATCATCATGGACACTATGGCCGCGAAGGTTGAGGCTTTCCAGCACGCCTTGCAGAACGCTGGCGCGGCTATGAACTCTAGCTTCATGGTTCCGTTCAAGTTGATTATCAGTGTTGCGACGGGTGTCGTTAACGCTTTCGCTAAGCTGCCCGCGCCTATTCAGGCGTTTGTTGGTGCGCTCGCGGCTGTGGCGACAGTGCGTGTTGGTCTTATGGCTGCGAAGGCTGCGGCTGTGTCGATGTCTGCTACGTACTTGCAGATGCAGAATCGCATGTTGCAGGCGACAGGGGCGCAGAAAGCCTCGTGGAGTGTCGTGTGGCAGGCTATTCGTCAGGCTCAGACGGCTACTGTCGCTTACGACAGTACGCTTGCGGCTAACGTTAGTACGGCTAATGCTGCGGCTGCGGCTAACCAGCGTCTTGCTGCTGCGGATAACATGGTGGCTGCTGCGGCTGGGGAGGGTGGGGGGGGGGGAGGGGGGTCAGGGGGGGGGCGGTGGGGGTTTTT